ATTTGGATAAAGCGGATGTTGGCGCAAGAATGATTGATTTTGTTGAACATTTGTCAGATATGATACTTTTAACAAAAACAGAATGCGCTCTTATACAAATAACAACTTCTGCTCAAGGTATGCAAAACTTCGATCTTCCAGCAAATTTAAAACGTAAATCTGGACCAGATAAACCAAGAAAAGATAGTTATTCTGCATTAGTATTAGGAAATTGGCTCACAAAGATTATAATTGATATGAGAAGTGTTACTGTAGAAGACAATACAGAAACATTTACTCCAATGTTTATAGCTTAAAAGTCACTTTGAAAGTCACTTTTAAAGTTATAAGTGTAAAATAAAGAAATATGAGTCGCTCTTATAATAAAAAGTCCACCTATTGGAATAGATTTTCTAAAGGAAATACAGAAAACGAAAAATCTAATCTAGAAGACTTAATTAATAATAATACTGAATCAACACCATCTTTTGTTGGCGACTCTTTTTATGAAAGCGCCGCTAGTTATGAAAGAACTAATATGTCTAGTTCTGGAGATGGCAATACTTCTTTGCGTAGAAATTTAGCTTATGTAGGACCAAAAATTTATAGATACGCAAATATTCGCGAAGGTTTGTTGCCTTTCGAAATGTCTGTTAATGGTTATAATATTCGTGATGCGATTGAATTATGTCAAAAAGCATACGCTAATGTTGCTATTTTTAGAAATGCGGTTGATATAATGTCAGAATTTGCTAACGCTGAAATTTATTTAGAAGGTGGAAGTCAAAAAGCTCGCGACTTTTTTACTAAATGGATGAAGTATACAAAGATGTGGAATGTAAAAGATCAATACTTTCGCGAATATTATAGAAGTGGAAATGTTTTCTTTTATAAGGTAAATGCTAAATTTACGATTGATGATTTTCAAAGTATATTAGAAACATACGCTAATTATGATGGTGGATCTTATGAAACTGATGTTCAAATTCATAAATATCCTACATCTTATGATGTCAAGAATTTGATTCCTGTTCAGTATATATTGATGAATCCTTTTTATGTAACAGTAAATAGAACAAGTTCTTGGAGAAAAGTCGTTTATCAAAAGATTCTTTCTGAATACGAATTAGAAAGATTACAGAATCCTAAAAACGATAGAGATGTAGAAGTTCTTAATAGCCTAGACAAAGAAACGCAAAACAAGATTAAAAACGGTCAATGGGCGCAAGATGGCTTGAAGATTCAACTCAATCCAACTGATGTTATTTATTCTTTTTATAAAAAACAAGATTATGAGCCTTTTGCAGTTCCTTTTGGGTTCGCTGTTTTAGATGATATTAATTTTAAACTTGAAATGAAAAAAATTGATCAAGCTATTTGCCGCACAATTGAGAATGTTATTTTATTGATTACGATGGGTACTGAACCAGGTAAAGGAGGAATCAATCATAAAAATATAAAAGCCATGCAAGGTCTGTTGAATAATGAATCTGTAGGGCGTGTGCTTGTCGCAGATTATACTACGAAGGCTGAATTTATTATTCCTGATATGAATAAAGTATTAGGTTATGAAAAATATAAAATTGTCAACGAAGATATCAAAGAAGGATTGCAAAACATTTTAATTGGATCTGAAAAATTTGCAAATACAACAGTAAAAGCTCAAGTATTTTTTGAACGCTTAAAAGAAGCAAGAAACGCTTTCTTAAATGACTTTTTGCGTCCAGAAATGGAATTAATATTTAAGAATTTAGGTTTTAAAGGCAAATGTCCTATAGCTAAGTTTGAAGAAGTTTCTATTAAAGACGAAACTCAGTTTAATCGCGTAGTAACGCGCATGATGGAACTTGGAATTCTTCCTCCAGAAGAAGGTATTAAGGTTATTGAGACTGGTATTTATCCAACTCAAGAAGAATTAGCTGCCGCCCAAACTAAGTTCGTAGAAGAACGTAAAAAAGGTTTTTATAATCCGATAGTTGGTGGCGTTCCAGTTATTCCTCCTGCTATGCCAGATATTGCTGCTCCAGCAGCTAAACCACCAATCAAGAAGACGACCACTCCAACAGAAAAGGGTCGCCCTCTTGGAGCGAAAGCGTCTGTTTTTGCTAAAGACGCAATAGCAAAAACAATGGAAAAAACAAAAGCTTTATATTCCGTTATCGAAGGAGAATTAAAAAAGAAATATAAAAAGAAAAAACTAAACGAAGAACAAATTAAGATAGCTGAAAGCTTATCTGAAGCAATTATTGTTGGTTGCGAAAGCGATATTTGGACAACTATGGCAACCAATGTTGTTAAAGATCCATCAATATTAGATAAAGTAAATATATTGTCCCAAGTTCAAGAATTGGGCGCGGAACATCAATTAGAAACATATTCTGCTGCACTTTTATATCACAGTACCAAATACTCAGTGTAAAATTATATATTATGTTTAAATATAGAACGTCATTTGAGAATTTTGTAACAGCAAGTCTTAACTTTGATAACAATGTTCTCGTATCTAAAGCTTCTTTAGATTCTCTAAAGAGTCTTATTCCATCTTCCGTCAATCTAGACACTAATGTCGATTTGATTGGGGCAGCTTTCAATGCTGCTGTTGTTAATAAATTTAATAAAAATGGTGATGGAATAGATACTAATACAGCTATTGCTTTTAAAAAGTATTTTATTCATAAGCCAACAAATATTGAACATAAAAAACAAAGAGTCGTTGGACATATTGTTAATTCAGCGTTTTCAGCTATTGGCTCTAATGATATTATTTCAGATGATGAAGTTAAAGGAAAGTTAACTCCTTTTAATATAGCTTTGGCGGCTGTTGTTTATAAGACTGTTGATAGAAATTTCGCTGATGCGTTAATGGAATCAAATGATCCTGAATCTAATTTGTTTCAAAGAATTAGTGCGAGTTGGGAAATTGGATTTAATGAATACATGGTTGCCGTTGGAAGTTCTGATTTAAGCGAAGCTGAAATAATTACAGATAAAAAACAAATCGAAGAATTTAAAAAGTATCTTAGAGGCTTTGATGGTCCTGGAGTAATGAATGATGGTACTCCAGTTTATCGTTTAGTAACAGGGCGTATTTATCCTTTAGGAATAGGATTTACAACTAATCCTGCTGCTGATGTTCAAGGCGTAATTATAGATGATGGATCTTCCGATTTGATTAAAAACGATAGTGAAGCCGAAGAAATTGAATCGTTTGAAGTAAATTCGTTAGATTTATTACGAATAAATAAGAAAATATTTTCACAAGAAGAAAAAACTACTGTAAATACATCTAAAATAAATACTATGGATCTAGAACAAATATTATCTGCATTTAAGACCGTTCTTGCGGAAAAGCAAGAAGCCGTCTCATTCAATGAAGAGGCTCTTGCCAACATCTCTCACAAAATCGCTGAGAGCATCAAGTCAAAGAATGACGAATTCAAATCTCAGCTTCAAGCTGCTGAAGAAGCTAAACTCAAGGCTGTAGCTGAAGCAGAAAAGTTACGCGAAGATCTTAATGCTACAATTTCAAAACTTGGTGAACTAGAAGCTGCTGTTACAGCTAAGAACACTCAAGAACTTTTCAATACAAGAATGGGAATTCTAGATCAAGAGTTCGATTTTGACGATCTTGATAGATCCATTTTGGCTAAAGATATTACTTCTTTAGATGCTTCAGATGAAGCCTTCGCTTCTTACAAGGAAAAACTTTCTGTAGTTTACAGACACAAGAGCAAGGCTTTTAAAACTGAACAAGAAAAAGCTTTCCAAGATAGACTTGAAGCTGAGTTAGCCAAAAGACTTAAGGATGTTCAGCCAGTCGCTCAAGCCACAGAAAAGACAGTTCAAGTTGAAACTGCTTTAGCTAACGCTAAGACAGAAGCTACTGTTATTTCTAGTCAAATTGAAGTTACTGAAGCTCAACCTTCTTGGAAAGATAAGATCGCCAAAGCTTTTTCGAAAGAAAACATAACAATTAAATATTAAAATATATGTCACTAAGATTATATCCATTCAGACAGTATAGTGATGTTGATGTCATCAACATTTTCGCTAACAGCACCTGCGATGATAATCCATCTACCAATGGTAATGGTTCCGCTGGTGTTTTCGTCAAGGTAAATGCTGGTAATTTGGATCTTGATCCAATTACCTACGGAACCAACGCTTATCTAGGCAAGACTGACTATCCATTCATTGGAGCCGCTCAGTATCCTAGCGTTCCTCTTACCTTTACTGCGGCTACCAATGATGCTCCTGTTCTTGGTATTACGCTCAATCAAACACTCGCCTATGATGAAAATGGTGAAAAGCTCCTTTATAATCCTGTAAAGAGACAAGAGCTACAAGCCGTTCTCTCTGGACAAGCTGTTCCAGTCGCTACCCGTGGTATGTTCACATTGAATGATACCGCTATTGATTGGGTCGATGCCAACATGGTTGTCAATTCACACCTTCTTATTTCAGCTAACGCTGGTAAGGTTACTGGATTGGCTCCTACAACTACTGGACCTCTCACTGGTCAGTACGCCATTATCGGTAAGGTATTGGCTACTGGAAGTAGAACCAGCCAAAATGGCAAGAGCGATTACTTCGCCGGTACAACTACTGGTAAGTACGCTGTCGTACAAATCGATTGTGCTAATAGCTCTGTCCTCTAATCTTTAACTATAATACAATATGAAAATCGTTTTAAAAAGAACAGATGAGCAAGTTGAACTAATCAAAGCTATGGCTTCTCGCAACCGCGAAGTTGCTTATGAAGCTCAGATCGCTTTGGCTCAGTTCATTGGTCCAGTTCTAGCTGAAGTTATCAACAACGCTCCAACCGTTTCTAATCTCTTCACTAGTCTTCAATTTAACGCTGAAGATAATCCTTCAATTCCTTTGGATCTCTATTACGACATTTTTGACGAAGACTATATCAAGGTCTATAGTCAGTCTGTCGCTGGTGGTCTTCCTCAGAACATCGTTCAACCTACAGCTTCTGAGCTAAAGGTTGCTACATACAAGCTTGATAGCGCCGTAGCTTTCGATAAGAAGTACGCTGCCAAGAGCCGTCTAGATGTAGTTAGCAAGACTTTCACTCGCGTAGCTCAAGAAGTTATGTTAAAGCAAGAAAGAACTTCTGCTAACCTTCTTCTTACCGCTCTAGCTCAAGCTTCAACTGGTAACTCAGCTACTGCTGCTGATAATTATCACGTTTTCCGTACTGCTGCTGCCAATCGTTTCGTTCTTAACGACTTGAACAAGTTGTTTACAAAGATCAAGCGCATCAACGCTTCATTCGTTGGTGGAACTCCTTCTGGCGCTCGTAGAGGTCTAACCGATCTTATCGTTTCTCCAGAAATCGTTGAAGAAATTCGTGGTATGGCTTATAACCCCATCAATACCCAAGTTGCTCCAGTAGCTACTCCAAGCACAAGTTATAGTGCTGGTAATGCTCCTGTAGTCGCTACTGATGCGGTTCGCGATCAAATCTTCAGTCAAGCTGGTCTTCCTGAATTCTATGGTGTTAGCATCATGGAAATTCTTGAACTCGGTGTCGGCAAGAGATTCAATACTATCTTCGATACTGTCGCTGGTAGTACAGCTTATGCTGGTAACTATTCTATTACCACTTCTGCTGCTGCATTCGATGGAGCTACCGAAGAAATCATTATCGGTCTCGACAGAAGTCGCGATTCTTTGATTCGCGCTGTCGCTGTTGATTCTGATACTGGATCTGAATTCAATCTCACTGCTGATGATCAGTATACTCTTCGTCAGGGCAAGATTGGTTATTATGGTGGTCTAGAAGAAGGACGCATGGTTCTCGACAATCGTGCGTTGGTCGGTCTAATTGTCTAATATATAGTAAAAACAAAACTGGCGTTATCCGAAAGGGTAACGCCTTTTTTATTGAATAATGCAAATTTAAACAAAGTATACTATATGGCAAAAAAGCTTACAAAAAAGGATAACAAGAAATCCATAAAAACCGAAACTCCTAAATCAGCATTAGATGATTTGATTTTGGCGGATGGAAAGGTGACTGAGCCTGTTGAAGACGCTGATATTAAAAAAGTAAAAGAACTTGAAGAAATTTTAGGTGTAAAAAAAGTTAACCCATTTGGGACTTATAATCTAGAAGTTTTTAAAGAAAGGTTAAGCGATATGACCAATTTAGATCTACAAAATTTATGTGAGAAAGTTGGTATTTTCGCCAGTGGATCAAGGATGCAAATTAAAGAAAAATTGTTGCGCGAATTTAAGTCAGTTGCGAGAGGTACTATTTCTATGACAAGTGAATTGCCAAGTGTTAAATTAGATCCTAATGATCCTTTGCATAAAAAAACTTTAAAAATTTTAGGTGAAATATAATATATAGTACAGTACATAATTATGGAACAGAATCAAATTAATCTATC